GAATCGGGTTGGTCGGTTGGACAATGATGGGGACCGCCGTATCCGAGGCCAGATCAACCCAAGCCTCCAGGCGCTTGTTCCGGAGCGTGATGGCCGCGAACTTGTTCAAAGCGGCATCGGCATCTCCAAGCATCGAGGCTTCGACCGCCGTGAGCACTTGCTTGCGAGCGCGGCTGCTCTTGCCGAAAACGGCCTTGGCTGTCGATGTCCCGCCCCGGTTGAGGATGGTCCGCAAGCGCAAGGCTCGAACACCAGCCCCCCTGGCTGTCGGAGGTTGGCGCATAACCACATCGAGCATCTGCAAGCTGCCCTTGTTGGTCAGGTTCTCTCGCAGAAGGCGCTCCAACGCTCCGAACACACGGCTGTCCGCTACTCGAAGAAGCATGAGCCCACGCTTCATTACGGCAGGCAAGTTGCCTTCCGGAACTTGCTCGACAGGAAGTTCTTGCACCTCCTCAAGCCAGCGCATGTACGTATCCAAAGCGAACAGAAAGACGATGTAATCAGCGATGTCCAGCTCGCCGACATCCTCGTCCTCGATGGCTACTCTTCGGTCGTACGTCAAACGCATGATCTCTCCTCGTTCTGACTACACCACTTCGCACAATAGAATCGTCAATCTAGCCGACCGGTGTAGAGAAGGGCATGAGCCAGAACCTAACAGACATCGCAATCGGCTTGGCCGACAACCTCCACAAGATGCGCGACTTGTTACCAGGCGTAGCCGACGACAAGCTCATCTTCATCGCCGAAGCCGTAAACGACACAGGTGGGATCCGCAAGGAAGCTCCGACAGAAGCTCCACCCACCCTTGCCGCTGCCCTCACGAGGATCCTCAAAGCATCCGGGCAGGCATCTCGTGGCGAGCTTTCCAGAGCCATTGAGCGGGACGGGCTGAGCTACCTCGCACAAGGCAAGGACTTGTACGGGACCATTGGCCGCGTCCTAACGCAGGGTAATCAGTTCGAGCCGATTCACCGGGGCTTGTGGACGCTACGCACCACCCGACCCTTGAAGGTCACCCTTCCCAGCAACATGTCGGAAAAAGCCAAAACGACCCTTCACAGCGCAGCTAGGTTGACACAGCCCTTCCTCGCCCGTGACGTGGTGAGCAACAGTCAGCTCAAGATGCCGTGGGTCATCGTCGGGCTCAAGGAACTGCACAAGACGGGGAAGGTCAAGGTCGTCGAGAAGCTGACCAACGGGATGGCCCGTTGGGCCATCGTGCCCGACTAAGCTCGGCGTGGGAAGATACGCTCCCCACAGGCTTCGCATGTCTTGAGCCACGCCATAGCCTGTTTGCGACCCTCCTGATCGGGGATGGTACCTTCCTTGACCGCTCGGTAGACCTCCGCCGGGTTCTTGCCCCAGTAGGGGTTCAACGCCATCCCTTTGACAAACGGCTGCTCGGAGATGTCATCCCCCGGCATAGCCGAAACCATCACGAAGTCCGCATCATCGTTGACATCAACAGGGGGTTCCGCCCGGCCTTCAACGAAGTCCCGAACGGAGTAGTCGGGGGCCATGCCCGCCAATTCGCGTAGGGTGGTCATGCCCCAGCATACACCCGCCGAGCAGCGTTCGCTACCCTACTTGGTGAAGTGTGCGGGCGTCCGCCGGTCAACCCTCTTTGAGCGTTTCCGAGGCCCTCAAGAGGTCGTAAACGGCTTTGAGGGTGTCGGTTGGGTACTTGTCCCAATTGGCTCGTGCAAGGGCGCGTGCGTAGCGGTCATGCAAAATGATCGCCTCATCCGTGTCGTTCGTCTCCCGAACCCAAGGACCCATGTAGTAGGGATCCTTACCCCCACCGTAAGGACGCATCCCATCTACACGCCACATGGACCCATCGGTCAAGGTCATCTTACGCTTGGTGAGCACTTGAACCTTGGAGACCCGGATAGGTCTGCCCGCCCGGCTCACGATGGTCACGCTTTGGTCTACTTGGAAAGACATGCTTCACCTTCCGGGGTGATTTGAACGACATTCATCTCACCCTTGGCCTGGAACAGGTAGTCGAACCGCTCGACCGTGACCCAATGCAGGAGGCCCTTTTCCACGAGCGCCGTCTGCACGCGCTTGGTCGGATACTTGATCCGAAGACGGCGGCGTTCATCGAGGCTCATGCCTACCTTGCAAGCGGAGTAGTATTGCAGGGCCTTGGTCTGTGCGGGGGTCAGTTTGGTTGCCATGTCCTGGGTACGTCTGAAGAATCCAAGAATCAATCTGTCTGGTGTAGTACCCCGGATGGAACGCAGAACCTTGGCCGCTTGGCTCGTCTACAACTGGGAAACCAAAGCACGCAGATGGTCTGATTGGAATGAGGGCTTCGACAAGCTCGACCTTCAACCAGGTGACCAGCTCTACTTCGTCGATGTCGAGCTTGACCCCGCGATGCAATTCTTGGGGCCGATCCCTCACGGGCAAGCTCGCATCACCGGCATCACCTACAAGACGCCGATCCACACCCAAGGCGCCACGTCTTGGCGCACCAACCTGGCAGGCATCGTGGCCTCCTTGGTCGCACATGCGATCCCCAGCGACGCCTACGATGAGCAGAACCCCCTGGAAACCCGGTACATCGCACCGGACCTCGTGGCGATGAACCTGAAAGACACCGCCATCACCATCCACGTCAAGGTTCAGTCACCCAAGAAGGTGGTCGAAGCCCGGCAAGCCATCAGCGATCAGCTTGCGGACCTTGACGACAAGACCGTGCTTGCCATGGCAGCGTTGCTGAAATTCTAGTAGCGGGGGCAGGGAATCGGATTGGCCTTGCGGGCGTCCAGGTACTCCTGATACGCCGCTTCAGCCTCTTCGGGGGACAAGACCCCGAAGAATTCCCCACCGTCCATGAGATCCCGAATGGTCGCCTTGCCGTGCAACATATCGTCGATGCATAGCAAGCCCTTTCCGGTGTGGCCCTCGCACTCGATGTTGACCTGAATGTACAGGTGCGGGTAGCCATCCTTGTCGAGGACGAGCTGCCACCGACCGCTTTCGGGCCGGATGACGCCTTGAGCATCGGGGTCCTTGTCGAAACGGCCGATTGTGATGTTTTCCATGGGGGATTCCTTTCGTGTGCCCCGCTCGGGGCGGTTAAGACACGATGGTCATCCCCCATCGGCACCACCACTATGCACCAAGATTTTCCAAATTGCAACTACACCAGTTGATTGCGCCGAAGCCCAGACGTACACAGGACATGCCTAGATACAACGTTTCCGGTTTGGTTGATTCGCCCACGAATACCCGCATGGGCGAGAGGACGTTGCCCTACGAAGGTTCGATCTTCGTAGAGGTGAACGAGCTGGGCGGGACCGTGTTCGACGCCACCATCGAGGCCGCGAGCGATTCCGCCGTGGTTGACATCCTCGAAGCGTTGGTTGGGTCGAGCGTCACAACCGCCTACTGCGAGGAAGAAGACTACGATGAGGGCGGCGAAGCGGACGGCTACCGGGCGTGGGGCCGCGTCATCGGACACATCCCGATGGGCATCCTGCGAGGTGGCCCCCGAGAGGCCATCTGCGCAGTGCTTCGCTAGATGCGGGCGCGGAGGTTGAAGGTCAGCACGATGTAGAGGAGGGGGAAGACCGGCTGATAATACGCCTCGAACCGCAGGATGGTCGGGTCCTCTGCGTCAACTTCGGCCGCGATGCCTGTGAAGGCACTCACGATCTCAGCCTGCACCAGGGCCTTGAACAGCGAGGTCATCGAGACTTCCACCTCGTTGACGCGCTGCGGCAAGAACTTCGACCCGATGAAGGAGTCGAGGATGAGACGGCTTTGCTGCTGGACGTGGTCGGCGATCTGGGTGACCGTGGGCAGCCGGGTGAGGATCGACGCCATGTTGGTCGTCAAGCCCTGGCGCACACGGATGATCGGGTCGAGGTCCTCGAAGATCGTGACGCCTGCAACTGCCGTTTGGTTGGCCTCGACTGGATCCATGATGCGGGGGATGCGGGTGAAGCCCTGAACCCGGCGGCGGGTGTAGGGGGTCGCCACATCCACTGCCGGGGAGACCACCGCACCCGCCATGGCTGAGGCAAAGAAGCTGCCATCCACGAGGGTCTCGAAGCTCTGGCCCAACTTATCAGTCAACGTGATGACCGCCGAATCCGGGTAGAAAGCCACGACACGGTTCGACAACAGGCTCTTGGTGATGGTCTGCGCCGATGTCGGGCTCGTGCCGCTGGCGAATCCGATGAAGCCCATCCGCTCACCTTGGTTGCGGATGTTCGACATCACTTCGCAGTGCTGCGTGAGGTAGGCGTAGACCGCCGTGCTCGTTGACAGGGGCACCATGATGTCCGGCTTGATGTTGCCGGGCAGCGGGGTCTCCAGGTCCTTGATGGCCGTGATGAAGTCCTGATCCGTCGCCTGATTGGTGTTCGTGGCCTTGAGAACCTGCTTGATTCCCACGAGCACAGCGCCGTTCAGGATCGCCAGGTAGGCCGCCAAGGTGACACGGTTCTCAGCACTCACGTTGCCGAAGTTGGCCGTGATGTTCTTGAACTGCCGGAAGATCCGCGTCGAGAAGTCCTGCTTCATGTAGCGGTAGGAGATGTAGTAGAAGTCGCCTACCGCAGGCTCCACACCGCTCGGGTTGAAGGTCTGCACGGTGCCGGTATCGTTCGCCACAACGCCGACCGTGTTCGCCACGACGGTTTCGAGGCCCGGCAAGGCGTACGAGGGGACAGCCGGGTTTACGACGAAGGTGGGGCTCACGTTCATCGTGAAGTAGCCACCATCCGTGTAGCTGCCGTCCGTCGCCGGGAGGACTGTGAACCGAAGGCCCGTGCGGGCATCCGTGTAGGTCTGTCCGGGGATGCCCCAACCACTGGAGCCGAGGGGTGCATTCGACGTGACCTGGTACTGGTCGTAGACATCCTCGCCGATATCCCCGTCAGTTCCGGGAGTGATGGCAAGGCCCGTCGTGATGTTGAAGGCCGTGTTCGCTGTCGAAGCGAACCCGATGCTGGAAGCCGTCGCACCCGTTGCCGTAGATTCGATGGTGAGGTACGTCTGGCCGCCGACCACGCTGACGTAGGCAATGGCGCCGTTTGATAGGAACAAGGCCGTACCGTTGAGGCGGTTGACCACTTCCTGTGCCGTCACACGAACCTGACCAGCGAAGTCACCAGCCGTGAAGCCAAGAACGTCGTTGGCGCTCCCGCTCATGATGGTGATGGCCGACACGTCCGTGTTCACCGGGCTCATCAGGCGGATGTGGTCCAGGTTGCCCAGCGTGCCGACCGAGGCAACCGCCGTCAGTCCAGGCACCGCGTTGATGTCCGCAATGACCGTGGCCGGAAGAACTGCTGCGCCCGCCGTCAAGATGATAGTGTAGTCGATCCCATCGACCCGGATGACGAGCGTATCGTTGAGGCCCGACGTGATGTTGAACGGCCCCGCCTTGGTCCCCAGGAGGGTCGCAGGCTTGTTGACCGCTTGAGGGCTACCGGAAGCCGCCTGGAACGTGGCGAAGCCTAGAGCAGCCTCTACCGTGCCCTGACGGACACTCACCGCAGAGATGTGGTCGAAGCCTTGGGGCAAGGCCGCCGGAACCGAGTAGCTCTGCACGTAGAAGATAATGTCGCCCGTTGCGCCGCCGATCTGAACGTAGCCTGCCAGGTTGTTCGGCGCCGTTCCCGCGAAGGCTGGGATGGCGTCAATGGCCGCGTTGATCTCGCCCACGATGAAGGTCGGGGTCTGGTTGCCTGCCGTGAGCGCAACTGACACGTCCTCTTCGTCGATGGTCAGCTCCAGCACGTTGCCAGGGGAAACCGCAACGGTGACCTTGCCCGCATCGACACCGGTTTGGATCGGTGTGATGTGCGAACCGACAAGCCAGCCCTTGTTCGGGGATACGAGATTGGTCGCGACGTTCGTACCGTTGACGATGCTCGTCCAAGTCGCCGATGAGGGGCTGTAGAACGAGTAGGGGCTCGCACCCTTGTTCGTGTAGACCGCGTTGGACGCCGCCGACTGCGAGAAGGTCACGGTGATCTGCTCGCTGATGGGCTCCCCGCCGTAGTGGAAAGCATCCGGGATCTGCTCGACACCACGAGGCCACTGAACGATCTCTGCCAGGCCGCCACCCTTGGTCCCGAACCGTACCTGCATCAGGTTGACGTTGTTGTTCGAGTCCAAGACCTCGTACTGCCCAGCACCGACCGGCCCCGCCACCTTACATGTGAAGATGAAGGTGTTGTCCGTGATGTTGTTGTACCAGAAGGTCGCGTACGCGTTGTAATCCGGGGGAACCGGATCCTTCAGGCTGATCTTGCGCGTCACGGGGTCCACAGCCAAGACCGTGGCAGCCGCCTTGTTCAAGGCGTCCCGCAGCGTTCGGCCGACACGTACTGTGATGAGGTCGGGGCGGTACGTGATGAGGGCCTGACGGCTGTTGGCAACCGTGTTGTACAAGGCCGCGCCAAGGGGCGTGTCCCTGCCGTTGCCCAGCGTCGGGACGTCAGGCAACAGGAATTCATTGGGGCTCAGGGTCGCCGGGATGGTCGCCGTGTTGGTGACACGGGTGCATTCGCCGAGGTACATCTTTTCATCCACGAGGGTCGGGATGATCTGTGTCTCGTCGAAGGGATTGGCACCGGGTGTCGTCGAGCCGGGAGCGACTACGAAGCTCGTACCCCAATGGACGATGCTGACATCGGGCCGGGGGTTCGAGATGACGAAGTCCTGTCCCTCGATGTAGTCATTGCGTCCGGGGCTGATGCCGCAACGCAGCACTCCGGTGACCAACGTGTTGGGCAGGTAGTCGAACGTATCCTGCCAGGTGTTCGCCCAATACTGTATCGAGACCGTGTTGCCCGCCGCCGGGGCAGTCGCCAGGGTCACGATGCCGTTTCGGCCGTCAACAGCGCTCGGGATGACCTGAAGGCCGTTGACCAGCACCACCACCTTGGAAGGGTCGGTCGTCGTGATGCCGCCACCCGTACCATCCACGATGGGAATGTTGTAGACCCGGAAGTCCCGGTTGCGTGCCGTGGCCGTACCAGCGGTCCATCCGAGGGGTCCGTTAGCCGTCCCGGAGCCGATCTCCAAGGATACCGAGGCGTTGAGCTGCACATGCTCGTTGCCCTGGTTGTCCGTGAACACCGATACGCTCAAGCCGGAAATGAGCACCGCATCGATCATGCTCTTGATACTGGCTGCCGAGAAGGTGCCCGCCGTGAACGGGATCGTTCGGTCGGTTCCGTTGACCTTGACGATGAAGGTA